CAAAACATGATTGTAGGTCCTTTGACATTAGATTACTTTGGTAAAGGTAATTTATTTAAACCTACAACTAGAACAAAAGAAGAATTAGAACAGTTAAATGCAGAGGAAAATAAAAAATTAATAGACGAATTAAATGAAGCTTTAGGTATAACAACACCTGAACCTGTAGCACCTGAACCTGAACCTGAAGCAGTTGACCCAGAACCAGAGGGTCAAGGAGGAGATTTTGGAGATTTACAAACAATACCTAAAGTAAATTCTCAAACAGAAGAATTTGTAGGAACTGTTAACTCAAGATTAATGAAAGATACAGGAACATCTTTAAAATTAGCATCAACATTAATGAATATGGAAGACACTGCTAGAGAACTTATTAATCCTGTAACTTCATCTATGGCAGCGGAAAAATTAAAAGAACAAGAAGAAGATGCATTTAATCAATTTAATCAATCTATTGAAGAAGATAGAAAAAAAGGTGGAGATTATGCAAATAATTTAACAAAAGCTCAAGCTGATTATTTAAATTCTAATAATAGAAAAGCATTACCGGGAGAATCAAAAGGAGCTAATGGATATTTAGCAGGTGCTAAACAAGCCAACAAAACAAAAGAAAATAGTGGTTATGGATTTAAAGCCACACAAGCTAACTACAAAAAATCAACTAATACATTTGACCAACGATTTAAATAGGAGATAAAAAATGGAAGAAGAAATGAGACAAGGTATGATGGGAGCAGATGTTGACACATCTCCTGCTGCTGCTCAATCTATGGAATTAAGAGTATCAGCTACACAAGTATCAAACAATTTAAGAAATCTTGAAGACCAAGAAAGAGAATTAATTACACAACTAAACGTACCACAGTTTAGAGATTTTATGTCTAAAGTATTTGGACCACAATTCGGTGCAGTAATGGAAGAAGCAATACCTGAACCGGAACCACAAGTTTCACCACAACGTGAAACCCCTCCTCCTACACAAGGAGAGGGGATGATGACGCAGCCACCCTCTCAATAGAGGCCCTGCATATAGGGGCGACCAGATTCCAACTGCACCCCAAAGGAGGATAAATGGAAAAAGACGAAAAGAAATCTGACGTTGTAGAAGAAAAAAATTCTGAAGCAACAGAAGAAATCGCAACTCCAACTCCATACAAACATCCAAGTAGAAGTTTGTTAGAGAAGGAAGACGAAAAAACAGCTACTGAAGAATCTAAGGAAGAATCTGACGAGAAGAAACCTAAAGAGGAACACCCTGTTGGAGTAGAAGATGCCGTATTTAAGAAGAGATATGATGACTTAAAAAGGCATTATGATGAGACAATCTCAAAGCATAAAGATGAACTCTTAAAACTTAGTAAAGAAAAAGAAGCGATGGCCACTAAACCAACTTTTAAATCTAAAGAAGAATTAGAAGAATGGCGAAGAGACTATCCTGACATGTATGATTCTGTAATGCAAATGACAACAGAAGCTACTATGAAAGCTAAACAAGATATGCAAGAAGAGTTGTTACAAGTTAAGAAACAACAAACTGCATTAGCTAGAGATAGAGCAGAAGTAGAACTTGCAAAGAAACATCCAGACTTTAAGGACATTAGAGAAAGTTCTGATTTCCATGACTGGGCATCTGTACAGGATTCTACAATACAATCTTGGCTTTATGATAACTCAGACAATCCAAAATCTGCAGCTCGTGCAATAGATTTGTACAAGTATGACAGAGGACTTTCTACAAAGAAAGTAGAGTATGATGCAAAAAAAGAAGCAGCAAAAGCAGTTTCTAAAACTAAAGCAACAGAAACACCAACTGAAAAGAAAGTATGGAAATGGTCTGAAATACAAAAAATGAAGCCTGATGAATATTCTAGGTATGAAGAGCAAATCGACAAGGCTCATAGAGAAGGTCGTATTCAATAAAAAACTAACTCATATCAATTTTAATAACAATAAATAGGAGGAGAAAAAGATGGCTTTTTCTAAAGTATCAGGTAATAATAACTTACCTAACGGGAATTTTAGTCCAATTAT